TATGCCTGGTCCTATGAAGGACGAAAAGGGAAGACCAACAAGAAAGGCTCTCTCACTTCGTAAGTGGGATTGCTAACTAAGGAGTAGACAATGACAACTTGCGCTAACTGTAGCGAATCAGCTACCTATATTTATGAAATTTCAGAAGCTCACACAATTCTGTATTGCGGTCTTCATTTACCTAAGTTTTTAAACGACCGAAAAAATGCTGGAACTTTAAAATTAACTTCTGAAGCTGTTCAAGAGAAATCAGATGCTTTTGAAGCATTGGCACCAAAGTCATCAAAGAAGTCTTCAAAGGCTGTAGTTGAAGAGGTTCCAGTTGTTGAAGAGCCTGTAGTTGAAGAAGAACCAACAACACCTGAAGAATAATGCCTGTCATTCGCAAATTTGCGGTACAGGGTCACGCAATACCATCAGTAGTACACGCCCCTAGAGGACCTTTTCCTCCAGAAGTTTTAGCCGAACCAGAAATGTCCATTGAAGCACGTGCTGCTGATTCTTTGCACGTAGGTCTAGATGACATAAGGTTTTTTAAATGCCGTGATTGTGAATCTATCTTAATCATAGAAGACCTTGACGAACACATCTGTGAGGAATAAACGCTGACATCACGTCAATAGTCTTGGATACTATCTTTAAGGTTCCCCTAAGCGCATGGGGAAATTACAAACCTCTCTAGAGAAAGTAGACATCATGGCAGTAAATAACGCAGGAGCTCAATTAGACTCCGCAGGAGAAATCGCAATTGATTTTGTATGGGGTAACTTCGCTCCACAACCAAACGATGCTCGCACAACACGCTTAGATTTAACTAAGGGTGACCACATCAACCTTGAATCAGGTTGGAATGGATACCCACAGTACACACCAAACACAGCAGGCTCTGACGTAGCAGGCCCAACTGACTACGTAAAAGTTAGCAACGTCCTTGGTTTCCTCACAGCAGATGCAGACGATGTTCTTAAGGACAACGGTCTTACAGTTACAACTGCAGCAGGTGCAACTAATACTGCTACACAACCAACACGTATTAACGTAACAACAACTACTGCTGCAACTGTAACCGTTGCTGGTGGAACTTCTACATGGCCTATCGGCACAAAGGTTACAATCACAGCTGGTACAGGTATCCCAACAGCACTTGTTGGAACTTGGTCTGTAACAAATGGTTCAGGAACCACACTTGTTATTGCAGGTTCAGGTTGGACAGTCGCGGATTCAGGTGCAATCACACCTGGTACACAACTTAAGGGTGCAACTGGAACTATCAAGTCTCAGTCAATTGCTGGCGGCGCTGCAACAACTGCAGTCGGTGCAGCAGTAACCATTACTCCTTGGGCATAAGTAAGTAGTTTATATGGTACGTCCTACAGGCGGAAGCAGCTCTTCTAGGAGGGCTGCTCCGTCTGCTCAGGAAATGATGAATGCAATAGGCCGAGATATTTTCGGCGATGATTTTCAAGGTGCAGTAACTGCTTCTTCTAAAGCTTCCTTTAACAAAATTTCTGACATCATGTTTGATGATAGTCAGTCAATGGACTATTACAATCCTACAAATTATGGTAACTGGGCTGGTGAAGTCTATCAAACAGCAGATGGACTTGCTCCTGGTCGTAGCACATACGAAATTATTGACTTTAATCAAAACATGAATGTAGACCAATTAGATAATCCTGCTAATTGGAAAATACCTGGATTTCAACCAGATGAGATGGAAGATACCTCTCCAGCTGATATTACTTTAGTTCCAACGTCTACTACTAACCCTCAACGACCAAGAACAGTTGCTGCTGGTTACGATGAGTATGAAGAAAAACTCACAGTTATTTTCCGTGATGGAACTTTCTATAATTACTATGAAGTTACAGGCGGTGAATGGGCAGCATTTAAAGCAAATCGTTCTAAGGGCGCTATTATTGCTAGTATGCTTGACTTCAAGCCTCGTGGTCCAGCAGATGTTTCAAGCCTGTCTAAACAAGCACAGCAAGCTTTCTACCGCTATAGTCGTGGTGCTCAGATTCATCAAAAAGGCAAAGCATCTGGTCAAACTAAAACTACTTACAAAACAATTGCTCAAAGCAAACGTGGTAAGAATCCATCTACAGGTGGAAAAAACCCAAGAGGAAGATAAATGCCAAAGGTACACAACATCGGACCAAAACACTTCGTACAACTAATTGACTTGCCTGTTATTTGGGGAAAAAAGTTTGTTGTTCGTGGATGGACGCAAGAAATAGAAGAACCGTTTAGAACTTCTGAACCTCTTTTAGTAAGATTACCTAAGTACAAAGCACTAGCCTTCGGCAAGTGGACTGGCTTTAAAACTGAAGAAGACGCACTTAAATCGGCACTCAACACACGGGAAGTAACATACGATGATTTTACGGAAGAAGCAGGATGGACAGCCCCAGACTCGGATAGAGAAGCGAGTCTCAAAGATATCAACGCCAGACTTGATTCTGTGGATGGAGCAGTCCATGTACACGATTGGCAAACTTATTACAGAATGGCAGAAGAGTCACAACAAAGACCTTCTTGATGAAGTTGTGATGGGAACTGAAGTGTTCCATGCAATTGCTAAGGAACTGAAGAAACGTGCGTAACGTGTGCTACTATTTGCCTGCTTCACCTCTCTCCTGGTCTGGCGATGGCCCACAGCAATGTGGGTCTAGTCAATTAATGAGGAAATAATGCCTATTGATTTTGATGACGAGAAGTTTGAGGAAATTAATCCTGAGTTTTATTTGCAGGAAGAAGACCCTGAACAGATAGAGCTTGAAAAAGAAGAAGAGCTTGATGAGCTCTCTCAACAATTTGTAGACAAGTTAATTGACAAGATGATGGACTTTTTAAAAGTTCTAGTAGGTCATGACTTACATCCATACCAAAAACCTTTAGCACGTCGCATTATGGAATCAGTTATTATCAATGACGCTGAAGAGATAACTGCACTTGCTGCACGTCAGTCAGGTAAATCAGAAACAGTTGCTGACACTGTTGTTACATTAATGATTTTGTTACCTCGGTTAGCAAAACTATATCCAGAACTTCTTGGTAAGTTCAAAGACGGTGTGTGGGTTGGGCTATTTGCTCCAACAGAAGGACAGGCAGAAACACTGTTTGGTCGTGCAGTAACTCGTCTTACCTCTGAACGTGCATTAGAAATCTTAAACGATGTTGAGATTGATGATAAAGCTGCACGTGTTGGTGGCGTAACTCGTCAAATTAAACTTACTAATTCTGGTTCAAGTATCACAATGATGACAGCTAACCCGCGTGCAAAGATTGAGTCTAAGTCTTTCCATCTTATCGTTATTGATGAGTGTCAAGAAGCAGACGACTTTGTTGTATCTAAGTCTATTGCTCCGATGCTTGCATACTACGCAGGAACAATGGTTAAGACAGGTACTCCAACAACAAGTAAGAACAACTTTTATAAAGCTATTCAGTTAAACCGCAGACGACAGACTACTCGCGGTAATAGACAGAACCATTACCAATGGGACTGGAAAGAAGTTATCAAGTACAACAAGAACTACGAACGCTCAATCAAAAAAGAAATGTTACGTATTGGCGAAGACTCTGACGAGTTTCAAATGTCCTACAACTGTAAGTGGTTACTAGAACGCGGTATGTTCATTACGTCTTCTAAGATGGATGAGTTAGGAGACACTTCTCAAGAGTTAGTTAAGTCTTGGCATAAGACTCCTTGTGTTGTTGGCATTGACCCTGCACGTAAAACTGACTCAACTGTTGTCACAGTTGTTTGGGTTGACTGGGATAGACCAGATGAGTTCGGCTACTTTGACCACCGTATCCTTAACTGGCTAGAGCTACAAGGTGATGACTGGGAAGAACAGTACTTTCAAATTGTTAACTTCTTAGAAAACTATGACGTACTTGCAGTTGGCGTAGATGCAAATGGTGTAGGAGATGCAGTAGCGCAACGGTTAAAGTTACTTCTACCAAGAGCTGAGGTTATGCCCGTAACATCAAGTCCTAGTGAGCAATCCAGACGATGGAAACATCTACAGGCACTGATTCAACGAGAAATGATTTCCTGGCCTGCTCATGCCAAAACAAGAAGGCTTCGTACCTGGAAACGCTTTTATCAGCAGATGACTGATGCGGAAGTTCAGTTTAAAGGACCTAACTTCATGGTTGCAGCTCCCGATGAAAACTATGCCCATGATGACTTTGTGGACTCTTTGTCTATTGCCTGTTCTTTAACTCAAGATTTAGTAATGCCAGAAGTTGTTGCTTCTTCAAATCCTTTCTTCGGTTAACCACACAAGTCCTTTAAAAAGCGAGAAACTATTACCTGGAATGGCCTTCCATCTACAACCTTAAGGAGTCTTACTATGGGAATTTCCCCAGCACCACAGTTTCCAGAGCGTGCACCACATGTGTACGAGCTAAAGGAAGCAGGCAATGCAACACGTCGCGGACCACTTCGTTTTGAAGAAGGTATTGCAACAGACACAGATGTACCAAATGATTTTCAGAAGGGCATGATGCAGGGATACGTTCCTGCACCAGGTCGTCCTAACCACAACGCAAACGTCTTTGAGAAGCCAGCTGCAGAAACTCTTGCAGAGCGAGCACACGTTGGTTCTGCCTCATGGGTAGAAGCACCAACATTCCTTGGCGAGTTTGCACACGGAACAATGAACGACTACTCAGCTCAAGTAATTGAGACAGTTGTTCGCTCAGGTGGACGCTCACAGCGTCAATCTGCAACAGTCGTAAACGACTAATTTAAACAGACATCGGTATGCCCCCACAGTAATGTGGGGGCTATCGGGTTATCAGGAGGAGATGTAATGGCAAGTAAACCAGCAAATGAAAAACTTTATTTAATGATTGTTGCTCAGGCAAAGGCTAAGTACTCTAACTACCCTAACCCTGGAGCAAGTCACTGGGTTCATGAACGCTACATCCAATCAGGCGGAAAATTTATTGAAACAAATGAACAAACTCGCAAATTAGAAATGCGCAAGAAAAAGCACGCTAGCGATGTTAAGAAAAAAAATGCTACAGTTGCTGATAAGAAAAAAGACTCTAAGAAAGATAAGAAGAAAGATAAGTAATGTCATATCTTGATTTTTCTCCACCATCGTATAGAGCCGCATCCAGCGATTTAACCATCTCTATTTCTCCCCTCGGATTAGTAGAGTTAGCTGACGAAGAGTTTGAAGTACACGGCCCACGTTTAAACCGATACTCACTAAACTGGGCGATGTACCTGGGTCACCACTGGGGCTATCGCCGTGAGTCTGGAGAAATGCAGATTGCGGTAAATTACTACCGTGCATTCAATGACTTTTTAGCACGTTTTGTATTTGGTAAAGGTGTTCACTTCCGTTCACCAAAAGCAACGGAAGCAATTATTCCAGACCGCCTAGAACGAATCTGGGAAGTAGACAACGATAAGATGCGTGTTCTACTTGAGATGGGGCAACAAGGCGGAATTACTGGAGACTGTTTTGTAAAGATTGCTTATGAAGAACCTTGGGTAGACTCTGCAGGAGGAAACCATCCAGGTAAAGTTCGTCTTCTTCCTCTTAACTCTTCCTTTGCTTTTCCTGAGTTCCACCCACATGACCGTACTCGTCTACTGCGTTTTAAGCAGAAGTATCGTTTCTGGGGAACATCACTTGAAGGAACACGTCAAGTATTTACTTACACTGAAATTCTTACAGACGACACAATTGAAGAGTACATCAACGACGAGTTAATTGACTCTCGTCCTAATCCACTTGGATTAGTTCCTGTTGTACACATACCAAACGTTCCAGTTTCTGGTTCACCTTGGGGTCTCCCAGACGCACACGACATCATCACAATAAACCGCGCCTACAACGAAATATCAACTGACGTAGCAGACATCATTAACTATCACGCTTCTCCTGTGACAGTTATTGTTGGTGCTAAAGCTTCTAACTTAGAAAAGGGCGCAAAGAAGGTTTGGGGCGGTCTTCCAAAAGATGCTCAGGTCTTCAACCTAGAAGGCGGTGCACAAGGTATTGACGGAGCCTTGAAGTACCTAGAACTTCTAAAGCGTTCAATGCACGAACTAATGAACATCCCAGAAACCGCACTGGGTCAAGTTCAACCTATTTCTAATACCTCTGGTGTTGCACTTTCTATTCAGTATCAGCCATTGATGAACCGTTACTCACAGAAGGTTGCTCAGTACGGTATCGGTATTGAGAAGATTAATGAGCTTGCTCTTCGCACTCTTGCTCTAAAAGAACCAACGCAGTTTATGTACAACCCCGATGAAGACGGCCCAATCAAAGAAGGTCAGTTAACACAGCTTGATTTTACAGACCCAATTACTTTTCAGAACTATGTTCAGTTCCCTCAACCTCTTCCACTAGATAAACTAATTATCTTGAATGAGATTCAAACTAAGATTGGTATGGGTCTTGAGTCTAAAGAAGGTGCTTTGCGTACCCTTGGCGAGGAATTCCCAGAAGAAAAGCTACAAGAGATTCGTCAAGAGCTAATCTCTGATGCTGGAGCAGACGGCGCCTTACAACTTGTGAAGATTCAAATCCAGAAAGCAATTATGGATATGACTGGCATGATGCCAGGACCTGATGGAAACTCTGCTATCCCTATGCAACCTACCGAACTCGGTGATGGCGACATCATGGGAGACGGCATTGAGGGCCCTCAAACTGATGATGCTCTTAAGGACCCAACTCAGCAGCAAATGATGGGCATTGAAAAGAGCCAAGAAGCTGCAATCAGAGAAAGACTTGTCACTGAAGCCTACGGAACTAAAATTCCTCAGAGGAGAACAGTAGACAAGAGTTAAAAATAAATAGCAATATAACGAGATTTTTTATCCTAAATGGTATGAAATTGTCTTGTTAAACCCCAACGTGATACGCCGCAAGGCATACGGACAACGACACAAGAAAAACAGGTGATTAATAATGGCCGATAATCAAGAAGTATTTGAAGCAGCAACTGCAGCAGCAGTTGTAGCTCAAGAAGTGAGTGAACCAGTGGACCAGGTTTTTACTGCAGATGACCTTGCAAAGGCTCGTGCGCAGGAGAAGTCTAAGCTGTATCCTCAAATGGAAAAGATGGCTAAGGAACTTGATGCTTTGAAGAAAGCGCAAGAAGACGAAGTCGCACGTAAAGCTGCTCACGAGCAGTCTGTACGTGAGCTAGAAGAAAAAGCTAAAAAGTCCAGGGAAGAAGAAGAACTTTCTGCCAAGGAACTCCTCGCTAAGAAGGAGCAAGAATTTCAGTCTCAGTTAGAGAACGAACGTCTTGAAAGAGAAAAAGCTTTTGCTCTTCTGCATAAGGAACAAGAACTCAACTACCTTACAAATTACCGTGCAACTCGTGTAGAGCAGGAACGTGACAACATTGTTCCTGAACTCATTGACCTTGTTAACGGTAATACGCAAGACGAGGTTGAGGCTAGTATCACGCTATTGCGTGAGAAGTCACAAAGTATTTTGCAATCTGCTCAGGCAGCAATGCAATCTGCAAAGCAACAAATGGTAGGCGCACGAGTTACAGCGCCTGCATCAGGACCCCTGGATAACAATTCGGAAAACAATTCGTACACGCCTGATTCAATCAGGGATATGTCATTGGCAGATTATGCGAAACAAAGAGCCAAGCTTCTTGGCACTGCAGCCAGCAACCGTGGTCAGGGACTGTTCGGTTAATCCCCCACCAACCAACTACTGAAAGGACTTGACCTAAATGGCAAGTGCAATTACAGGCTCCTCGCAACTAGCGAGTGCTCCAACAGCTTACTCTGGTTCAAACTCATCTTTGAACCAAGCAATTCAAACAATCTGGTCAAAAGAAATTTTGTTCCAGGCAATGCCAATTCTTCGTTTTGAACAGTTCGCAGTTAAGAAGACTGAACTAGGTGTAGCACCTGGTCTTCGTGTGAACTTCCTTCGTTACAAGAACTTCGCAGTAGACCCATCACCTCTTACTGAAGGTGTTCGTATGACAACCAACGCTCTCACAGCAGAGCAGATTGCAATCACAGTTGCAGAACACGGCTACGCAGTAGCAGTTTCTGAACTACTTTTGAACGCATCATTTGATGACGTAATGGCTTCAGCCTCACGTCTTCTAGGTCGTCACATGGCACAGTACCTAGATGTACAAGCACGTAACACACTTTCTGCAGCAACTTCTGCAGTATTTGGTTATGACCGCTCAGCCATCACAGGTGGCGCTTTCACTAACTACGATGAAGGCACAGCTGCTACAGCAATCTCACAGCTTGATGGAAACCACAAGCTAACAACAGGTGCTATCAAGGATGCAGCTCTTACCCTTGCTGGTAAGAACATCCCTCGCTTAGGTGAGACATACGTACAGTTCGTACACCCAAAGCAGTCTCGTGACCTTCGCTCTAACCCAGAGTTCATTGAAGTCACAAAGTACGCTGCTCCAGGTAACTTCATGCTCGGTGAAATCGGTCGTTTGTACGACGTAGTTTTCATTGAAACAACACAGGTTCGCAAGCTTGCTGCTGGCGGAACATACACAACTTCATCACTTGTTGGTACTCCAGCAGACCAGGGAGTTGTTCCAGTTCTATCTAACACCTCTCCAGGTAACGGTGGAAACCCAGTGTCTGCTGATTACACAGCAGAAAAGGGTTACCTAACATCAGCTACAGGAAACTCAGCAGATGTTTACGAATCAATCATGATTGGTGACAACGCATTTGGTCACGCAATCAGCCTTCCAGTTGAACTACGTGACGGTGGCGTTCTTGACTTCGGTCGTGAGCACGCTCTTGCATGGTACGCAATCTGGGGTCTAGGTGTTATCACTGACCAGGCTATCGTCAAGGTTTACACAAACTAAGACTCGCTTTACCGATGTCTGGGGGCCCTACTCCTTCCTGGGCCCCCAGCCATCATTAACTAAAAACTAACATAGGAGAAATACACCGTGGCAAACACACCAACAAGTCCGTTAGATGCAACAGGACGTGCAGCAGAAACTGCAGCAAAGAAAAACGCAAAAGCATTACAAGACCGCAAAGATGAAATCTCAATTGCGTCACAGATTGAAGCAGAGAGTTTAGAAAAAAACGTCTTTGACCCAAAGAAACCAGATGCTCCACTTGTCCTAGACGAGATTGAGAACATCGGAGTTACAACAGCGAATGACTCAGTCATTATTCGCACAATTACAGATATTGATGAGATGACATACGGAGTAGGAAACCACTACAGCTTTAAAGCTGGTGTGAAGTACCGCGTCTCTGGTCATCTTGCTAATTACCTAGAAGAGCTCGGATATATTTGGCGGCCTAACTAAGCCGTCAAAAAGTAGTCCGACCCTCAACTGGTTCCCGCCCTCCTCCCAGTTGGGGGTTGGACCTTTTTTATCGGTGTATCTTTGAGATGATTACACCAAAGAGTTTTTGGAGGTTACATGGCAACATTATCCAGCCTTGCAGACCGTCTACGCTTAGAAATTGGTGACACAGGTAAATCCTTTGTCTACCAAACTGTTGCAGACGGTATTACTAATCGGTATTTATTGCCGTACTCTCCAATAAATGGCACAACAATAACTGTCTTAAAAAACGGGATAGATGTCTCTACACTTTTAGAGGTAGAAGAACTTACTGGGTACGTAACTTTTGACACTGTACCAGCAGCAAATGCAACCTTGGTATTCTCAGGAACTTACTACAGATACTTTGTAGATAGTGAAATCTGCCAATTTGTTGACACAGCTTTTGGTCAGCACATTGCTAATCATGCTGACGCTTACGGTCGTGGGTATACCTATGCAAGTCTTCCAGGAATAGAAGAGTACCCAGTTGTTATTTATGCATCTACTCTTGCCCTTTACACTCTAGCTACAGATGCTTCTTTTGATATTAATATTCAAGCCCCAGACGGAGTAAACATTCCTCGCTCTGAGCGCTATCGCCAGTTAATGGAAATGGTTCAATCTCGCAAAGAACAGTATAAAGAACTCTGTTCTATGCTTGGAGTGGGTCTTTACAAGATTGACGTGTTTACTTTGCGACGTACATCAAAGACCACAAATCGTTACGTACCAATCTACTTACCACTAGAAGCTGATGACCGTGCTATGCCTAGACGTGCTTTGCTTTCTATCCCAAGTTATGGGTCTGCCGTGTCACCGTCCGATGTCCCTAGCTATGACCTAACTATGTATCAAGGCGATTCGTTTGAAGTAACTTTGGATTTCCCATTCACTGTTGCAGACTATAATTGGAAGTCTGAGATAACTATGGTCTTTGGAAGTGCAGTAAGTATTGCTTCGTTCACAATTACAGAGACTGCTACTGATAAATTAACGCTTTCGCTTTCTTCTACAGAAACAAACGGCCTTCCTGAGCGCTGTTACTGGGATATCCAAGCAACTGCTGATGGTGACCCTAGTTACCAAAAGACATATATGCGTGGCGCTATCTTTGTAACACGTCAGGCCACTACATGACCTGTGGTTGTGGAAATGTAACTTATAACTGCACCTGCAGTATTCAAATGATTTCGGTGCAGGCAACTGCCCCTGTCGTAGTTCAGGTAATAACCTCTGCAACTCAAAGCACTCAATCAACTGTCGTTGTTGGTCCTGGTCAAGGTGGAGCTCGTGGACTACAAGGAACACAAGGCCTACAAGGTAACGCAGGTTATCTAGGTGCAGATGGTATTCAGGGTACTCAAGGATTTGGTTACGCACAGCTACAAGGTGTACAAGGTACTCAAGGTATCCAAGGCCTTCAAGGTATCCAAGGCTCTCAAGGAACCCAAGGTACAACAGGCATACAAGGTACTACGGGTATGCAAGGCACACAAGGAATACAGGGTAATCAAGGCACTAACGGTATTCAAGGTACTCAAGGGTTACAAGGTATTCAAGGAAACCAAGGAACCACGGGAACTCAAGGTGCCCAGGGTTTACTTGGAATTCAAGGAGCACTAGGAACTCAAGGTACACAAGGACTTTCAATTCAAGGAACACAAGGTGTTCAGGGTACTACTGGTTTACAAGGAACCCAAGGATTACTTGGACTACAAGGTACGCAGGGTATTCAAGGTTTAAAGATAGGGTTTACTTACGCTGATTCTGCTCCTGCTTCCCCAGCTATTGGTGACATTTGGATAGACTCAACAGATGGGGTTAAGTATCAATACCTTAACGATGGTAACTCTTCGCAATGGGTTGAGTTAGATTCAATTGGGTATATTGGAGCTCAAGGAATTCAAGGACTGCAAGGTACTGGGGGACAAATAAACTTCCCAGTAGTAACTCAAACCTCATCGTACACATTGCAAGCTAGCGACAACGGGAAAGTTGTATCAATCACAACTGGTGGAGTAACTGTCCCTGTAAGCATATTTAGCGCTGGAGATAGCATAGTTATTTTTAACAATTCAACTTCTGCACAAACTATTACACAGGGTACCAGTGTTACTTTGCGTCAGGCAGCCACAGCAAACACAGGTAATAGAACGCTATCTCAGTATGGGGTGGCAACCGTACTTTGCGTTGCAGCTGGGGTCTTTACCATATCTGGGGCGGGGGTTTACTAATATGGCTATCATGTCTTCTTTATCGGGAATTACCTCCACAGAACAGATTGTAACAGACGGCTTAATTGTTAATTTAGATGCTGGAAACCCTAGCTCATATTCAGGTTCTGGTACTACTTGGACTGATATAAGTGGTACTGGAAATGCGGGTACCCTTACTAATGGCCCAACTTACAGCACAGCTAACAGAGGGACTATTGTTTTTGATGGTACTAATGACTATGTTTTATTACCTATTAATTTAATAAACTGGGTGTCAAATCCCTTTTCAATCTCTATTTGGTTTAAAACATCTACAAGCGGTATAATTTTAGGGCAACAAAATACAAACACTCCAGCAGTTGCTACAGGATTTGTTCCAGCTATATACGTAGACTCATCTGGAAATTTAAAAACCAGTTGTTTTTGGGGAGGAGCTACTACTAATATATCTACGAGTCCCACTGCTGTGTGGAACGGGGCATGGAACAATGTCGTAGTAACTGTGTCTGGAACAAACCATTTAAGTTACCTTAATGGGTCTTTATATAGTACTATTTCAAAAACTCAAACGTCTTACGCCCCAACTTACTATTATTATATTGGAGTTGGTACGACAGCTACTTGGCCTGCAATTGGCAACACCTGGTTTAACGGCTCTATATCAAACTTTAATGTATATAACAAACAGTTAACTGCTGGTGAAGTTTCACAAAACTTTAACGCTTTAAGAAGTCGTTATGGAATATAAAACAATTTTAGAGATAGAGGTGATGTAAATGCCTATTGATTTTCCCTCTACGGGATTAGTAGCAAACGTAACCACCTATACATCTGGCGCTAAAACATGGGTGTGGACAGGGTATTCCTGGAAAGCCGTTATCATATCCCCAGCCCAAGGAACTACAGGCTCTCAAGGCACTCAAGGCACTCAAGGGATACAAGGCACTATTGGTATTCAGGGTATTCAGGGAACCACGGGAATTCAAGGTACTACTGGTACGCAGGGTACAACTGGTTCACAGGGAACCACAGGTACCCAAGGAGCACAAGGGCGCCAAGGAACTGTTGGGTTCCAAGGAAACCAAGGTACTACAGGTTTACAGGGAACTCAAGGTACTACAGGAATCCAGGGCACTACTGGAACTCAAGGATTAACTGGTAGTCAAGGTACTACAGGTTTTCAAGGATTAACTGGTCTACAAGGTAACACTGGTACACAGGGAACATTAGGTTCACAAGGAACAACTGGTACCCAAGGTACTCAAGGAATTCAGGGCGTACAAGGTACTACGGGAACTCAAGGTGCACTTGGAACACAAGGGGTGCAAGGTAATACTGGTGCAAGCGGTACATCATCATCTATTTTTGATTATGTAGCAAGGGCTAATTCACAAACACCACCACCTAATAATGGTCAAATTATGTGGAGCAACTCAACTCAAATTAACTCAACAAACATTTATGTATCTCACATAAATGACCGAAATGAGGACATTGATTTTCTATTAGCAAACATTAAAGATAATGATATTTTCTTCATTCAAGATAGAAATAACTCTACCAATTATCAAGAATGGCAAGTAAATGGCACACCTTCATCTGTTACTCACAGTTATTTTACTTTTCCTGTAACACTTCTAGCATCAAGCGGAACAGGCACAACAAACTTTAATAATACCCACCAACTTGCTCTTATTACTCAAAGCGTTGGCGTTCAAGGAACAACGGGTACCCAAGGCGTAACGGGAACCCAAGGAACCACGGGCATAGGTACCCAAGGAATTACTGGTCTACAAGGAACAACAGGTTCTCAAGGGTTAAGCGGTACCCAAGGATTAACTGGTAGCCAAGGCACTAATGGGTTACAGGGTACTACTGGAACTCAAGGTCTTACAGGGTTACAAGGAATCACGGGTCTCCAAGGAAATACTGGAACATCAGGTACAAATGGTTCCCAAGGTACAAATGGTACTCAAGGTACACAAGGCATTCAAGGTTTGACGGGTCTTCAAGGTGTTCAAGGACGTTACACACTTTCAGCAACAGCGCCTTCGTCCCCCGTAGTTGGAGATGCTTGGGTAGACACAGATGATGGTCGCACATATATCTATGACGCTACTGGATGGTTTGAGCCGTACGACAATTTAATGGGTCTTCAAGGAACTCAAGGAGTGCAAGGTACATTTGGTCCAGCAACTGTTCCGTTAAACGCTCAAACATCTTCATATACTCTTGCTGCAACAGATAACGGAAAACTTGTTGCTATAACAACAGGTGGAGTAACCGTTCCAGTAAACATCTTTAGCACTGGAAATAATATTGTTATCTACAACAACTCATCAAGCAGCCAAACAATTACTCAAGGCACAAGTACAACTCTTAGATTATCTGGAACTGCTTCTACAGGAAACAGAACTTTATCCCAATACGGTATTGCCACTATTATCTGTGTTGACGCTACTGCTGGAGCGCACGTCTTTACTATATCTGGGGCGGGGTTGAGCTAATATGGTACTTGCAACCGCTACTGCTGGATATGGTGTTGGCTCTATAGTTAGAGACTCAAGCCTAATTACATACTATGACCCATCCCTTTCACAGTCCTATTCTGGTAGTGGAACCACCTATACTGATTTAAGCGGAAATTCTAATACTGGAACTTTACAAAACTCACCTACTTTTAATACTACTAATTTCTCATTTAATGGAACAAATCAATATATAAGCACTACAAATAGCTTTACAAACCCAAACGTTTATACAACTTGTTTATGGTTTAAAACTACTTCAAATGCAGGACGCATTTTATTTGAGTTTGAAAATACACAGACTGGAACAGGGTCAACAAACTTTTCAAGTAGAAAGATGTGGGTTGGAACAGACAATACTTTAGTTGCTGGAATATTTGATGGTGCAAGTGTTAGATATGCACAAACTGGGTATTCAGTAACAGATAATGTATGGAGATACGCATCCTCACATTATAATGGTACAAATTTAAGTCTTTATGTAAATGGTAGTCTTGTAGTAACGTATAGTAATATAGGAACAGCTAACCCAACTACTGGATGGTGGAGAGTTGCTGCCTATAAAGGAACTGGTTGGCCCTTGCATAGTGATGGTTACTTTACTGGAAGTATTGGTCCAATTCAGATTTATAATAAGGTCCTTACTGATGCTGAGATTTTACAGAATTTTAATGCTCAACGAGGAAGGTTTGGTGTCTGATGCCTATTAGTTTTCCTACTACTGGATTAGTTGCAAATGTAACTACATATAGTTTTGCAGGCCGCACCTGGCTTTGGAACGGCTCTTCTTGGCAATCTGTTGGAACAGTACAGGGTGTATCTGGTTCTCAAGGTACAACGGGTACTCAAGGAACTCAAGGAACTCAAGGATTACTTGGTCTTCAGGGAACAGCTGGTACTGCACAAGGAACCACAGGAGCTCAAGGTACTACTGGTACGCAAGGTTTGCTTGGAACTCAAGGAACAATTGGTAGTCAAGGTACGACTGGAACCACGGGCATTCAAGGCAATACGGGAACTCAGGGTACTGTTGGTGCCCAAGGAACGTCAGGTACTAATGGAACTAACGGAACGCAGGGTATTACAGGCACCCAAGGAGCAACTGGTTCTCAAGGAACTGCTGGAACCCAGGGCATTACTGGTACTCAAGGAACTTCAGGAGCCAACGGTACTCAAGGAACTGCAGGTTATATTGGTGCCGATGGTGCACAAGGCACTACTGGTTTACAAGGCACTACTGGTTTACAAGGTTTAACTGGTACTGGGATACAGGGAGTTCAAGGACCTGCTGGTGGCGGAGGAAGCGGCGGTGGAACTCAAGGCGTCCAAGGAACTCAAGGTATCCAAGGTATCCAAGGATTATTTGGCCCACAAGGAATAATTACTAGCGCTACTGCACCAGCTTCTCAAAGTGTTTTATGGATGGATACCACTGCATCTGCTCAAACAGGCATTCAAGGAACTACTGGACCTCAAGGCATACAGGGAACAATAGGTAGCCAAGGAACACAGCTTGGAGTTGCTACTTATGTACAGTCTTCAGCACCTACGGGCATACCAGGAGGCACTCCATATGTTTGGTGGCAGAAACTAGGGGCAAGCTCATACACCTTATGGATTCACGATGGAGTATAGTAATGATATTCTTATATACACGTTATACATTGGAGAATAGATAAATGCCATTACAAAATGCTCTTGGTGATTTAGCTTTAGACGCCACTGTACAGCAAACTAATACGCGCCTTTCTGCATTTCAGCAGATTATGCAACCGTTGCAAAGAATTGCCCAATTATTAAAACCACTTGGGGTAGTTACAAACGCTACTAATAGACTTAACGTTGATATAAACAATATTACTGGTGGAACGATTGGTACTGTAACTACAGTAGGTACAGTTTCATCTATTTCTGCAGGAACTATTAATACAGTCGGTACAGTATCTAATATAAGCGCGGGAACATTAACCACTCTTGGAACTTTAACAAACCAAACGCAAATTGGAGCGGTGAACGCCTTTGCTCAAGTTCACGATATCAGTCGCCAAGGGTATAATTCATCAATAAGAGGAAGAGTAAGCTAAATGGCAAATACATTAGTAAACACGTTAGATTTACCTTTTTGGGAACTACTAAACCAAGCTCCAGCAGCATCTTCAGCTTTATCAGCGATGACTACTTTGGAAGATGGAACTGACCGTTTTATCTACTATCACACAACTCAGACTCTATATCGTTATGATACTTACAAAGACACTTGGCAACAGCTTGCTCTTTCCCCTGCTGCTGGAAACACAGTAGTTGACATCAAAATTACAGGGCGCCGTGGATTTCACGGACGTGTTATTTCAGCAACCTCTTCTACAGTAACTATTGGTGGCCTTCGCCTTCAAAGTTTATCTGGCGAAACTATGAGCATTGAATATGGAACAGGTCAGGGACAGGAACGAACACTTACTTGGGTTAGCGATAACGTCCTTGAATCAGGTGTTATTACTGGAACAGCTACAACAAACATTTCTGACTCTACAAAAAAGTGGAGATTCAACCAATGGGCTGGTTATACAGTAGGTATTACATTTGGTACAGGTGCAACGCAGTACCGCAGAGTTGTATACAATGATGCAACTACTTTATACGTTTCAGATAACAACCTTTTGCCACATGACCCTTGGGGTCAACAGGCCTTTGTAACAGCAGCTCCGTATGCTGTTCCAGTAACTACTGCAGGCTCTCAGGCTCATTATACTATCTCTTCTCAAACATTTAGTGTTAATACAAACTGGACAACCACCCCAGATGATACCTCTTTTTTTACTACAAGAACTGGTGGAGTTTATTTAATTACATCTGCTGCGGCTGCGCCATTCTTTAACTTCTACTACTACGATGTTGCAAATGATTTGTGGACGCAGAAAACAACTCCACAGGGTTTTATGGCAGATGCGCTTTCAGCAGATGTGGCGCTAGAACGTACTGGGCGAATTTCCGCCCCATACGTTACAAAAGTTGGTACCGTATCAGCAACTACTAGAACATTAGCAGATTCAGGTCTTGCACTAACAGCAGACCGTTATGCAAACCACACTGTAACTATTACTGGTGGTACAGGTATTGGTCAAAAGCGCCGTATTGTTGCTCATACCCCAACTACTTTTTACGTAACACCTGTGTGGGATACAGCTCCAGATAACACATCAACGTACGAAGTAACACCAAACTTAGATAAATTATGGGCAATTATTCCATCAACAACCGCTTTTAAAGGTGCAGGTATTCTTCAATATGACTCCGTTACCGATGTCTGGTCTAACGCAGAGACATTTGACCGAGGAGTTGCTGCTAATATAACTGCAAGACTTAGCAACTGGACTCCTGTAGGTGTTACATCTATTACAAGAATTGCAGCAGGAGTTGTTACTGTTGCCTCATCCCCAGTAGCTGCAGGAACTGGTTACACAATCGGTGATATCCTAACCTTATCAACTGGTGGAGCTGGTGCTCAGGTCATTGTTACAAACGTTGCATCTAACGGAGCGATTACATCAGTTTCTTTAATTCACTCAGGAAGCACAACTGGTTACACAGTGTCAACCTCTGCAACTACTGGTGGTACAGGCACCTCTGCAACAATTAGCATTACCGCTGTTGGCCCAACAGCTAACGTAGCAACCGCTTCTAACCATTTCTTTAAGCCTGGTGACTCTGTAACTATTGCTGGTTGTGCAACAGACACCTCCTTTAACGCAACGTTTGCAATAATTGGGCCATACGCAATTAACGCGTTTAGCATCTCCGCCCCTTCAAGCACAGCCTCTCCAACAGCTGCTGCATCTCAAGGAACAACAACGCTTGTAGACCCAAGCAAAGCTTGGACTACAAACGAACATGTTGGTCGTATTGTTACAATTGCAGTATCTGGTATTAACCCAACAACTCAGGTTTCTTGGATTACTGCTAATACCGCAACCACACTAACTTTAGCAAGCACAATTACTGCAGCAGTTAACGGTACCTCTAAGTATTGGATTTCTGATGCAAAGTTATTTGGTACAGATGACCAAAGCAAAACCTTTGGTAGAGGAAACAACGGATGGGCCACTAGTGGCTCTACAACTACTTTAGTTGATTCAACCAAATCCTGGATTCCAGGACAATGGGTTGGGTACTTCTTCAAGGTTGAGGCGGGTACTGGTTATGGCTCTAGCCGTATTGCTATTACTGCAAACGATGCAACCACATTAACCTTTGCTACCCAAACTTTTACTCCAGATGCAACAACAAAGTATGAGATTGCAGACTCATGGGGTCTTGTAACAACAGGTACCTCTACTTCTTTATTTACCGATACTGCACACGCTTGGCCTGTTAACCTGTATGCTGGAAAGCGTATTCAATTTACTAGTAATGCTAACTTAGGTTATCAAGTACAGATTACCTCTAATACGGCAAATACTATTACGTTAACTTCGGCATTGGCGTCAACACCTACAGCAAACTTAGCTGCCTACTGTATTCTTGGTATACCAGCTCGTGGTGCAGGAACCTCACTCCTCTGGAACTGGGGAGCAACCGACACCACAAAGACAGGTCGTTACTTCTACTCGGTTCGTGGTGGCGCAACAACGGGACAGATTGATATCTATGATATTTCTACTGGCAAATGGATTATTGCTCCTCATATTCGTGGTCTTTCTGAACTTTGGACTACAGGCTCTGTACACGCATACGATGGCGCAGATACTATCTACCTAACTCGTACTGCATCAGGTGCTGTTGTTCGTGTGTTTGCTTATAATATAAACACACAACAGTTACAAGGTATTGGTACAACCACAATGCTTAGTGGTACCCCATCAACTGGAAACCTTATGGAAGTAATTAAAGATGCTTCTGGAAACAAATTCTTATACATACTACAGGAAACTGGAACTCAGTTAACTAGAGCTCTAGTTTGGTAATAGGTAAGGTGCAAAATGCCACAACTTAAATATTACGATTCAGGAAGCTCTGCTTGGATACCCGTATTAGCTGGTGCCCAAGGTACTGTAGGTATTCAAGGATTAAGATACAGTGCTGCTTTAAATTCAAGTCTTCCATCATCACCAGTTTCTGGAGATGTTTGGTTTGATTTAAACTCTGGTCGTATGGCGGTATGGAGTGGGACAGAGTGGTTTGAGCCATACTCTAATTTAAATGGGGCGCAAGGAACTACTGGTCTTCAAGGTATTCTAGGAGCACAGGGTATTCAAGGTATACCTGGTTCTTTTGCTGCCCAAGGTATTCAAGGCCCTGTTGGCTCACAAGGAGTTCAAGGTTCTTTAGGGCAAATAAGTTTTCCAGTAGTAAGTCAAACTTCTTCTTATATATTGCAAGCTAGCGATAATGGAAAAGTTATTTCAATTTTAACGGGTGGTGTTACAGTTCCATCAAGCGTTTTTAATCCTGGTGATAATGTAGTTATTTTTAATAACTCAACCTCTTCACAAAACATTACTCAAGGAACAAGCGTTACTTTGCGATTACCTACTACTACATCTACAGGAACTAGAGTATTAGCTCAGTATGGTCTTGCAACTATACTTTGCGTAGATACTGGAGTATTTACTGTTTCTGGACCAGGAGTAGGATAGTGGCATTATTATCTTCTTTTGCAGGCCTTACAGGCGATAAAATTCCAGGTGTAACAAATGGTTTATTAGTTTATTTAGATGCTGGGATATCGTATCCAGGAGGATCAATTTGGTATGATTTAAGCGGTAATGCTAATAATGGAGTATTAACCGTTCCACCCACATATACCAGTACTGGTAATGGTTATTTTACATTTAATGGGGCAAATACTGAAGTTACTCTTTCATCTAACTATCCTTTAGTAGTTAACAACTTTTCAGCAGAAGTTTGGTGTCTTCCATTAACAACTATAAACGTCTCTTCGCCTGAAAGCAATAGTGGTACCGATGGTATCGTAGCTGGAGGCAACATTATTAATGCTCAACAGGGACCTGATGCTGGTTTTGGATTAGCGGTTGGAACTAATGGGGTTGTATCTATTGAGCACGCTGGAAGTTATATGCCTCCTATTTTAGTTGCACCATTAACAATAACTTCATTAACACAAATTGTAATTGTGTACACTAACAAACAGCCTTCATTATATATAAATGGTGTTCTTACAAGAACTGGGCGAACAAGTACAAGAACTAACGTAAGTTTAAATGGAAGTAAAATTGGTTCATCTTCATATACTTATTGGACGGGTAATCTTTACGCTTTAAAATATTATAATAGGTCTATTTCTGCATCAGAAGTTGAACAAAACTTTAACTCTTTAAGGACTCGTTATGGGGTATAAATTACTATTAAGAATAGGGGTAATGTAAATGCCTATTAGTTTTCCATCAAGCCCTTCCCTAAACCAACAATATACATCTGCTGGTCGCACATGGTTTTGGAATGGTTCTATTTGGCAATCCCTAGGTACCGCTCAAGGTCTCCAAGGAACCCAAGGTTTAAGCGGTTCATTTGCTGGTCAGGGTATCCAAGGTACTACTGGGCTTCAGGGCACTGTAGGAACTCAAGGCCTTAACGGAACATTTGCCGCCCAAGGTATTCAAGGCCCAGCTGGTATTGTCGTAGCAACGTATGACTCAGATCAGGGTATACTTTCTCAACAGGTATTTTCATAGGAAAATGGTGTAATATATGACTAGATACTCAGTACACGTTACGTACGGAAACTTAGGTTTTGTCACAAAGGTAGAGGCAAACAGTGTAGAAGAGGCTAATGTTTTAGCAGTTGAATTAGGAACAAAAGAGTTTGGACCTAACTTAGATGAAATTACATACAAGATAGAGGAAGCAATAGATGGCGACTTATAGCAAAGTAGGATTATCAGCAGCACCGACAGGAGTCCCTATTGCAGTTGCTGCAACTAGTACAGTAGGAACAATTATCCATACAACAGGTACCTCTGCTATTGATGAGGTATGGCTTTATGCAACAAATACATCAACTTCTGCAGTTACTTTAACTATTCAGTTTGGTGGAACAGGATTAATCAACCAAATTCAACAAAGCATCCCTGCTAACTCTGGCCTTACCCTTGTACTTCCAGGCCTTATTTTAGCCTCAACAGGGGCGCCTTTACTTATTTATGCTTATGCTAGCTCTGCATCAGTAGTAAACGTTTCAGGTTACGTCAACAGGATTATCTAATGGCTAACCCGATTCGCAGAGGCGAGTCTGGCTCGCAAGTAAATAGTTGGACTCAAAATGACACTGTAACACCTACCGCTCAAACATCTTTCATACTTCCACACGGCTTAACCCTTCGCCACACAATCAATGCTGGAACAACATCTGTGACAATTCCTGCTGGTATTACTTGGGTTTATGCAATATGCGTTGGTGGTGGTGGGTCAGCGGCATATGGTGGTTCTGGTGGTTATGCAGGTGCAGCAGGTGGAGTTGCGTGGGGTTGGACACTTGCACAATCAACTTGCATAGTTGGTGCAGGTGGGAGTGGAAACAATAATTCACCTGGTGGTTTTACCCGATATGGTCACATTATTGCTGGTGGTGGTAATACTGGACTTTTAGGCGCTAGTAACTTTGGTACAGCAGGAGCAAATTATTATGGAATGCCAGGTGGTGCTGGTGGAAACAACATTGGTAGCGCAGGTGGCGGCAATAGTTATGTTAGCGGTGGTTTTTTATCAGTTAAAGGTGGAGACGGAATTTCAGGTGGACCAGGTCAAGCAATTTATGGTGCTCCACCAGGTGCAGTAGGCGGTGCTGGAGGTTCAGGTTTAGTTGGCGCTGGTGGGGGAGCACCCAATGGTGCTGGCGGCAACGGTCTAAACATTTTAACTGGCGCAATAACAACTGGTGGTTCAGGTGGCGGTGGTGGCGGTGGTGCAGGTGCGGGTATTGCAGGCAATGGCGGAAACGCAATAGGTGGCGCTGGTGGTAATGGTGGTCTTGGCGGTGGCGGTGGCGGTGGACCAAATAATGGTTCTACTCAGGGTCTTGGCGGCAATGGAATTCTTTACATTTTCTACTAAGGAGAACAATGAGTTTAACTATCTATGACAATTCATCTTACAGTGATACCCCTTTGGGGTTAAAGCTGCAACAAGTATTTTCTACCCCTGGAACATTTCCAGTTGTAATTCCTGCTGGTATTCAAAGAGTTTATGCAGTTTGCATTGGTGGTGGCGGTGGTGGTTCTCACGCCATCAACTTTTGGGGTGGTGGTGGCGGTGCAGGTGGATTCTCTGCTGGTTGGACTTATGTTTCCAATACTTGCACTGTAGGTGCTGGTGGAGTAGGTGGCAGTAACAGTGCAGGCTCTATTGGAGGCTCTACAGTTTATGGAATGGTTTTTGCTTCAGGTGGTGGTGGTGGTACTAATGGCGGAGGTAGTGGAGCAGGTGGCGGTGCAGTTACTCCAGGTGGTGTCTCCTATACAGGTGCACCAAGCACAAACCCAGGCTATGCAGTACCTGCTGTTGGTGCAAACTCTGCAGGTGGCGCAGGTGTTTCAGCTAGTGGAGCAGGCAGCAGTAACAATGGTGGCGGTCCATTTGGTCCTTACCAAGGCGGTAGAGGTTTAATTGGTAGTGGTGGTGCTGCATCTAATAATACTCCTGGAGGAAGCAATTTTACCGCTACTACTTTTGTTGGTGGGTTAGGTGGCGATGGTGATTATTTTGCAGGAGGTACTGGTGGAAGTAATACAGCACTAACAGGAAGTATTACAAACGTAGTAGCTGATGGAACAACAATTACTTATACAGCAGAAAACACGCTTACTGCTGGGCAGTTTATTAGTACAACTGGAATTTTAGGATTTACAACAGCAAACCTTGGAAACGTAGCAATTACAAGTGCATCATTAACTCAGTTCACTGTGGCAAATGCTTCAACTGGAACTTATACATCAGGCGGAACATATAGACAAACTACAGGCGGTGGCGGAGGAGGCGGTGGTGGGTTTTTTGGCCCTGGTGGAAATGGATCAGGAGCAAGTGGGGGAAATGGAGGTGCAGGTGGTGGCGGGGGTGGAAATTCTGTTGGTGCTACTGGAAGACTGTCTGCATCTGGTGGATCGGGTGGAAACGGCGCAGTTTTAATTTATTACTAAGGAGAAATAAATGACACATATATTCCGCAAAAATAAAGCAGGGACTCAAGTTAATACTTGGCATGCCTCTGCTAATACAGTCACGCCTGCTGGGTTTACCTCTACTATTCTTCCTTATGGTTTACAAGTTCAACAAGTTATTACACTTAGCGGTCTAGTTGTAATCCCCACAGGTATTACTTGGGTGTACGCAATTTGCGTAGGTGGCGGTGGCGGTGCAAATGGCTCAGTTCTAGGTTCAGGCGGCGGTGGTGGTGTTGCTTGGGGTTGGACTATAGCAAGTCCAACTTGTGTAGTGGGTGCAGGCGGTACTGGTGGTGGTAGTGGAACATCAGGTGGTTTCACTAGATACGGTCACATTATTGCTGGTGGCGGTGGTTTTGGTGGTTCGGGTGTTGGATTTCTAGGCGGTGGCGGTGGTGCTCTTGCTAATGGTGCAACTAATTATTGGGGTATGCCAGGTGGTGCAGTTGGTAGCACGGGTGCAGGCGGTGGTGGCGGGGGCGGAGCAACTCGCAATGGCGGTAACGGTATTTCAGGTGGAGGTGGTGTATTTTCAACTACCTCTGGAATTTTTGGCGGTGACGGTGGTTCAGGTTTAACAGGTGGTGGCGGTGGCTATGGCGGTGGCGGTGGCGCAGGAAGTGGAACTGGCGGTAATGGATTAAACATTCTTACAGGTGCCGTGACAACAGGCGCTTCTGGAGCAAATGGAGGCGGTGGCGCAGGTATTGTTAATAGCGCTACAAATCAAAATGGTGGTTTAGGTGGTGGCGGCGCTGGTTGCCTATCTACTGGAGTTAATGGAAATGGCGGCAATGGAATACTTTATCTTTTCTACTAAGGAGAACAAATAATGAGCGCATCTATATATAGCAATTCATCATTTACTGATAGCCCGTATGGGTTAAAACTACAACAAGTGTTTACCAGCCCTGGAACATTTCCTGTAACAATACCTACAGGTATTCAGCGTGTTTATGTAATTGCAATTGGTGGCGGTGGTTCAGGTGGCGGTGGGCTTTATGGGGCTAGCGGTGGCGGTGCAGGTGGATTCTCTGCTGGCTGGACTTTTGTAGGAGGAACCGCAACTGTTGGAGCAGGCGGTATTGGTACAGCAAATCTTGCTAATGGGTCTGCGGGTGGCGCAACAATTTATGGAATGGTATTTGCAGGTGGAGGAGGTGGTGGAGGTAATGATAATACCGTAGGTGGGGGCGGGGGCGGCGCAACAACTGCTGGCAGTACTAACTCTACAGTCTCTTACACAGGAGCACCCGCTGCAGGTGCAGGTAGTTATGGTTATGGGGGTGGCGGCGGCGGTGCTGCTTCAGGAACAGGTCAGGCGGGTGGGGATGGTGTTTCAGGCGGAGGTGGGGGCCGAGCTGGAGATGGTGGTCAACAAACAGGAGGGGCAGGTGGTTCAGGCCTAGTGGGTGGTGGTGGTGGTTCTGCAAACGGCTCAAATACATTAAATAACCCATTCCCAATAACAGGTGGTAGAGGAGGAAATAGTGATTTCTTTACTGGCGGTGCGGGTTCAACTGGAGTATTTAACCCTCAAAGGTCTGGCGCAGGTGGTGGTGGCGCAGGATATTTAGGAAATGGTTTAAGCGCAACCTTTCTTACTGGCGGCAACGGTGGTTTAGGTGGAGGTGGTGGAGGAGCAGGTGGTGCTGTAGGAATGGTAGCAACTACGTCTGGAACCGCTGGTTCTGGCGGTAATGGGGCTATACTAATTTATTATTAAATGATATATTTACACAACTAAGGAGATAAAAAATGGCAACACGATATGAATACGAATCTAACTGCTGCAATAAAAGCTACATGGAAACTCGCAATGAGGAAGACCCAATGGTTTACCCAACTTGCGTTCAATGTGGTCAAGGTCAGTATGTGTTAATGGCAGAGACTAAGTTAGAAGACTTATCACAACCCCAAGAAATTCCTACAGAAGCAGATGAATCAATTCCACTAGAATAACAACTGAAAAGGCACAAATGAATCTGGTACAAAAATCGGTAGAACATGGTGGAAAGCTGGCCCCTATTGTTATTGAAGAGGGACTAACTTCTGGTACAGGATTGATGAACCCGTCTATCTTTATAGATAGTGATGGGGACATCTTAGTTAATTTGCGCCACGTAAATTACACCCTATATCACTCTGAAAATACTCAGAAGTTCCCAGCTCGTTGGGGACCTCTGTCTTATCTGCATCCAGAAAAAGATCAGCGCCTTGTGACTGAGAACTACCTATGTAGATTGAACTCTGAGCTAGAGATGACTGACTACGCAAAAGTAGAAATGCTCAAACTTCATGAGCCTATCTGGGAGTTTGTTGGGCTAGAAGATGCTCGTCTAATGCAGTGGGATAACAAGTACTACTTAGTTGGGGTTCGTAGAGATACAACTACTAACGGTCAAGGCCGTATGGAATATAGTGAAGTTACTATAGATAAAGATACGTGGGCTATTTCTGAAATAAATAGAACCCGAATTCCTGCTCCAGGAGATGACAGCTCTTATTGCGAAAAGAACTGGGTACCTGTATTAGATAAACCATATCACTTTGTTAAGTGGACCTCTCCTGTAGAGGTTGTTAAAGCAGACCCTACAGAACCAAAGTGTGAGCAAGTCTTTGTTCGTCAAGGTCTACAGCCTATTAAAGACCAACGAGGTAGCTCACAGGTAGTTCGGTGGGGCAATATGTACATCAGTATTACCCATGAGGTTGATTTATTTAAAAACTATCTGGGACAGAAGGATGGAATTTATCGCCATCGCTTATGCGTGTGGGATGACCAACTAAACCTAGTAGGACTAAGTAAAGAGTTCTCCTTCTTAGATGCACGGATTGAGTTCTGTGCTGGAGCTGCTGTTCACAATGGTGATTTACTTATTTCTTTTGGCTTCCAAGATAATGCAGCATTTATTTTACGTACACCCAAATTGGTTGTAGAAGACTTAATTGTAGAGGCGCTTTCTTATGAAAATTGAAGAGTTAGTTATTGAGCTTTCTACAGACCCATTTAATCCTGAGTTAAACTTTAAATGCGCTGTTGAATACCAGAGTATTAATCAAACAGCATCTGCTGTTTCTTTTTACCTCCGAGCCGCAGAGTACGGGGTAGATACTCATCCGACTATTGTATACACCTCTTTACTTCGTATGGCTAGTTGTTTTGCAGACCAGAACGATAGGGTTAATACTGTTAGTAATTGTATTTTGCAAGCGATAGCGCATATTCCAGAGCGCCCAGAGGCTTACTTCCTTATGTCACAGTTCTATGAGCGCCAGGGTGCTTGGCAAGAGTGCTATACCTGGGCTGAGGTGGGTCTGTCTGTTCCTGCATGGGAGCCGCTTCCTGCTGACGTTGGCTACCACGGAGAGTATGTGCTTGAGTTTGAAAAGGCTGTAAGCGCTTGGTGGATTGGTCGCAAAGATGAAAGCGCAGAGCTTTTACTAAAGCTATCTAAAGAGAGTATGCCAGAAGAGTATAAGAACGCAGTGCGCTCTAATATGGAAAGGATTGGAATTGCTTCTATTTGATATTGGCGCAAACCGCGGAGATGCCACAGTAGCTGGCCTTAGTAAAGGATATACGGTTGTTGCCTTAGAGCCTGCGCCTATAATCTTTAAACAGTTAGCATCTGCTTTTATTTATAATCCTAATGTAATACCTTTAAAGGTAGCCGTCTCTGATTCAAATAATGAACGCGTAACCTTCTATGAGGCTGAAGAAGATGGGCTATCTACTCTAAATAAAGACTGGCTTACCTCTGATGATATGCCTTATGCTGGTAAAGGCTTTAGAACTATTTCAGCAAACACTATAACAGTAGATACTTTAGTTAAGATATATGGCGTACCTGATTTAATGAAAATAGATGTTGAGGGCGCCGAATGGTCTGTATTTAAAGGCATGACTCAAAAGTATGGAATGTTAACCTTTGAGTGGACGGATGTTACCAGCGGAGAGCACTGCTCCCAGTTAGAATACTTAGAGGAGTTAGGGTATACGGAAGTAGCGCCCCAGTTCATTGTTAATTATTTAGAAGAGCCAACAGAATGGTTTCCAATAAAAGACTTCCATCTATGTGACTGGATTACATCACATAAAGATGAGTGGGAGTCTGGTGGTTGGAAAGAGTCTAACTTACGTCCTACAGCAGATGTAGGAATGGTTTGGGTTCGTTAGCACCACAACCCGCAGTATTTTTGAGACAATGAGAGAGTCTGCCTCTTACTGTGGGATAGGAATACATTAATGTCCATTTTTGGAATACCAGCGTCTAGCCGTAGGCAAACACCTAACGCTCCAACGATTGGTACATCTACAGACGTTGGTACATCTAGAGCCTATAACAATGGCGCAGCAACAGTCTCTTTTACTCCTAGCGCAGTTGGATTTGAAGCAACCTCGTTCACAGCTACATCTAGTCCTGGTGGATTTACCGCTACAGGTGCTTCTTCGCCTTTAACCGTTACTGGACTTCAGTCTAATACTGCATACACATTTACAGTAACAGCAACAAACTTTGTAGGTACAGGCTCTGCCTCTGCTGCATCTAATAGCATTACTGCTACAACTGTTCCACAGGCTCCAACTATTGGGACACCAACACTTGCTGATAGTCAAGCGTATACAGGCTCGGCAAACATTGCTGTGGTGTTTACAGGCAACGCAACTGGTGGAAAAACAATATCTAGTTACACGGCTACTTCTTCAAGCACGAACACTGGTTCTGGAGCATCTTCTCCAGTCACTGTTTCGGACACTGTTGGTACTGCTAGAACATATACCGTTACTGCAACTAACTCCAATGGAACAAGTTTGGCATCTTCTGCAAGCTCTTCAATAACACCTTCCTCTGTACCTCAAGCTCCAACAATTAACTCCGTAACGAATGTTGCTGGACAACCAGCAAATGCTCCACAGTCAAGTGTTGCTTTTTCAGCCAATGCGACAGGTGGTTCAACTATTACTGGATACACAGTAACTTCTTCAAGTGGGGCTTCAAACACAGGAGCCACATCGCCTATAGTTGTAACTGAGTCTGGAACAAATACATACACCTATACCGTTACAGCAACTAATGCACGTGGCACATCTACTGCATCAACTGGTGTTAGTGGGTTTATTGCAGCTATACCAACTGCTCCTACCATCGGTACTTTGTCAAACGTAACAGGGATTGCTTACGGCTCTAACCCACAGTTTACTTTAACGTTTACTACGCCAACAAGCACAGGTGGGTCTGCAATAACATCGTACAAGTACTCTACAGACGGTGGAACAACTTATGCTACTGCACCAGGTACTACCAGCCCAATCACGTTAACTACTCAAAGCACCTCTGGAACCCCAGCCTTCACATCTGGTACTTCTTACACTGTTATTCTTAGAGCAGTAAATGCCAATGGAGATGGTCAAGTTTCAGCTGCAAGTAACTCTCGTACTGCTGCTACCGCCCCAAGTACTCCAACATTTGCGCTTACAAGCAGTGGTAATACAAACATCACAGGAACTTACTCGTATAACAACGGTGGATTAGCAGTAACTTCTTATGCTTCAACTATTTCACCAACAATATCTACAACAGTTGGTGGTACCACTCCTGTAGGAAATGTTTCTGGAGCTTTAACCTACACAGCGTCTTACGCACAAGGAACTCAGTACACAGTACCTTTTAGTATTACTAACCCTATTGGAACTGCAACAGCTACCTCTCAAACTATTACTCCATTTGCGGCAACAGCTCCAAGTGCACCTGCAAGCTTAAGTGCAGCTGTGACAAGTACTACTTCCGTTACATTAACTTATGGTGCAATTTCTCAAAACGGGTCAGCACTTATTGCTTGGACAGGAAGCGGAACAAGTACAGGAGACATTGTTTCTACTCCTGCAATTAACCTAACCTACTCTGGAACCCCAACAGCTGCTGGAGGAACTGTTACAGTTACAGGAACATTTGCTGCAGCTACTACTTACACATTTACTTTAAAAGCACGAAATAGCGTTGGACAAGGTAGCGGAACAACCACTTCTTCATCTGTAACTCCTCTTCCTGCTATATCAGACAACTTTAACAGAACAACGTCAGGAAGTTTAGGTACATCTTCTTCAGGGGTTGCTTGGGTTGCTCAATCAGGGATTTGGAATGCTAATGGAAGTGCTGCCATTGTAAACACATACAATAATGGCTACGCGTTAGCGACTGTTCCTTTTGGAAATGCAAACGCCACTATTAAAGCAGGAACTGTTGGTCAAGGTCAGGGGGTGGCTTTTTGGGTAAGTGCTTCAAACACTTGGTGGGCTGCAACTGCTCATAATTCTTCATATACATATACCGCCATCTGCGGTTCCTACAACTGTTTCTGTTTCCAAGCTAATGGAACCTGTGTTAGTGGTCCTACATTTGGTCAAGGTGGATGTTTTAATAGCTCTTTTGTAGGAAACTGTGGAGCGTTGTATGACTACTCAAACGCTAGTGTTTGTGGAGGGTCAGGGATTTACGATTGGACGTGTACAGACAACACTCCTGCTGGGGGAGTTTGCCCTGATTACTGTACTGTTACTGAGTACAACTACTACTTGCGGTTGTCTAAGAGCGTTTCTGGAACTGTCACTCAAGCTGTAGTGTCAGATGTTGGAATGGCACAAGTGAATTCAATACAAGTAGTTACTTCAGGTAATAGCATAGTTGCTACAGGTTACTCTGGACCAAACTTTACAGGCAGTACTGGTACTATTTCCACTACTCAAACAGCTGGAGGAACTTCTAATGGAATCATCGCTATACCAGGGGCTGCATATACTAATAACACAATTGATGACTTTAGCGCACAATAATTAAGGAGAATAATGGAGCACAAAAACCGACCAGCAAGACCTTGGGATTTGTTTAACAAGAGCATCGGTAGAGTTGAAACAATTATTGCACAAGAACGTTTTGCTATATGTAAGGAGTGCCCACAGCTTCTACCTACAGGAAACTGTAAAGAGTGCGGTTGTTTTATGTCTCAAAAAACAAAGTTGCCAAATGCATCTTGTCCCTTGCATAAGTGGGAACAAGTAAAAATAAATATAACTCAACAAGAAGGAGAATAAAAAGATGTCTGATACACCTGTAAACAATGGTCCTGGAATAAAAATGCCGCCTTATAAAGTGGCATTTATTATTGACGGTAAAGTAGAAGATATAATTCATACTGAAGACAGACTAGCTGCAATTATGCTTAGCAACCCAATAATTGTTGACGTAACAGACGTTTGGGTAAATAACGGTGGTTCTAGTATGGTTGGTATGTTCTACAACGAAGCTGATGGCACTTTTTCTAGAGTAATTCTGGATTAATTTAATCCTGTTTTATAACTCTTAATAAAGGATACTAAGCCCATGCGTGGAACTAAAGTACAGGGCAGGTTTAAAATTGACTACGAAAGTAAGTCAATGGATGAAGGCATCGTTGATGAACTTCGTGACCCTGTTGGTACTACCGTATCTTGGTGGGTTTGGGACCAAGCATACTTAGATGCAAACCCTGCTTTAGTTGTTGACGATATTTACGACGTATCAAGTAGCACCCCTGGTGAAGGACGTCGTTGGAATACGCCTTTTGAACTGCCAGTTATTATGGCTCAACAAATGCGTTCTACAAACATCATGAATGAACGAGGCTTCTACGTTACAGATACTTTGCGCCTTGTTGTATCAGTTGCTGACATAAACCTACTCCTTCCAGCATTAGTTACAGACCCAACAACCCATATTAAAGACAGGGTTTCATTTCAAGAAAAAGTCTTTGTTCCTACACGAGTTATGCCACGTGGACGCTATAAAGAGCGCTATTCTGTAGTCACTATTGACTGCAACCAGGTTAACTCCGAAGAGCTTGTCAATGACCCACAGTTTCAAACTTATGCTTCATCAAGTGTTGTGGGTAGGCTTGATGGAGGACTGGGATATGGTGCTGGAAGCTATGGTAGCTATGGATATGGAAGGTAATTATTGTGCCGCTAATTAAACCTGTTGATGGAGAGCTTAACTGGGATGTAAAGCTAAATGCTGCACTTGATTATCTAGACGCAAGAGTTTCAACTACCACTGCTCCAGCACCAATCTCTTACACACCTGTGTGGTCTGGAACTGGTTTAGTACAGTCTTCTAACCTTGCTACAGGAACATACTTTGATTATGGTCAGATGGTTGTTGTGCAAATTACCGTTCCTATGACAAACGTTACTCACTTTGGCACTGGTGCTTACTCAGTTACTCTTCCAAAGCAGTCAGCACTTCACGCAAATGCTTGGGGTGGAACTATCCACGACACAAGTCTAAGTAAGTTCTACAGTCTTAAGGGGCACTTAGAACCAAACAGTAATGTTTGCAGTCTTTGGTTTATAAACCAAGCAACACAAGACCAAACGTTTGCGGCAACCACCCCCTTTATTCTTGCTACAGATGACCTGTTCCACATCAACTTTATTTACCAAGCTAAAGCATCATAACGACTAGAACTAAAGGAGATAGACATGTCAGAGTTTGAAGATGACATCATTGATGATGTTGACTTTGAAGATTTTGAGCCTGAGCTAGATGAAGATTTGTTTGATGAAGAGTTTGATTTTGAAGACGACGATGAAGAAGGAGAAGAGTAATGCCAAAAGCACCGACACCTAAAAAAGGCAACGGCAAGGTAGAAAAGGTAATGAAAGAAGCCAAAGCAGGCAAACTTCATTCTGGCTCAAAAACTGGCCCTATCGTCAAGAACCCTAAGCAAGCAATTGCTATTGCTTTGTCTGAGGCTGGAAAAGCAAAGAAGAAGAAAAAATAATGACACCAGAATGTAAGTGTGGCAACTGTGGCTGCGGCAAAAAAGACCCAAGCTAAAGTTGAAAAGCCAGTAACTCTGGCTATCAAAGTCCCAGGAAAGCCTGCACGGGAAACGCATAAGATTTCTAAAAACAAAAAAGGTGAGGTCATTGTTGACCATACCAACCGTGACAAAGGTAAGTACGACAAAATTAACCTGACAAAAAAGGCTGGGTCTAAGACAATTAAGCAAGGCGTTAAAGCGACTAAAGATTGGCATAAAACAAATGGCTAAAGGACCTTGTTGGGACGGATACGTCCAAGTGGGTATGAAGATGAAGAACGGCAAAAAAGTACCTAATTGTGTTCCAGAAGGTTCTGGAAAAAAGAAGATTGCTAAACCAACTACTAAGAAGAAAGCAGAGAAAAAATAATGTGCGCTACTTGCGGATGTATGGGTAAGAAGAAGACTGCTAAAAAGACAGCTAAAAAAGCGGCTACAAAGGGCATGTCACCTAAGCAAAAGAAGCTTGATGTAGACAAAGACGGCAAGCTAGAAGGCTCAGACTTTGCTGCCCTACGAAAGAAGAAGAAGTAATGTGCGCCTCATGCGGGTGCAAGTGCACCAAGACTAAGGCCATGAAAGGCTGCAAATGCTCTTGCAATACTTGCAAAGCTGCTCGTTCAGGAAAGAAGTCTAAGTAATGAAGTACAACAAGACTAATGACAAGAAGCAAGATGCTAAGACAACTAAGGGTCTGGACAAGGAAGAAAAAGCTCAGTTTGAAAAGATGGACAAGAAGCATCGCAAGCCTAAGTCTCAAGAAGACGACCGCAAGATGGATGTCGCTAACGTAAAGAAAATTAAGGCAAAAGAAAAAGCGCACGAAAAGAAGGAAGGCAAGAAGGGCGAAAAGGCTGAGGACAAGCGAGAGAAGAAGTCTAAAAAGAAGTAAGTAGTTAGGCCCCGAAAGGGGCCTTTCTTCTTTATCATAGGTTTATCAGTAATCCGCTGCGGGCCTGTGCAGTCCCAACTGCTTGCGTTGTATAAGGGGTTTATCCATGTTGTTTTGCCTTACCCAAAAGAAGGTACACAATGGCTGACACCCACGCTCATACATCGCTAGACAAGAGCAGTCACGAAACTGCACAGTATCTTTCTATGCATCTTCGCAATGAAGCCAGCGCAGCTGGATGGCCTGACCATATTGTTAAGGGTATGAAGGTCCATTACCATGAGGGCGAATTTAAAATTGCCGCTCACCCAAAGCACACCAAGCAAATTAATGACTTGGAGTATGGAACACAAGATAGTCGTCCGACTGCAGCTATGAGACGCTTTTCCAATAACACTTCTGAAGCTGAAGAGTTCCTCGTTGGACGAATGATGCACCACATGGGAGGCGAGCTATGACCTTTCTTCTGTCAGAAGACGAAGCTTTACGTAACCTTCTTCTGGGTATGACCGTAGTTGACCAAAAGTCAACTACTGACTCTACCTCTCGTAGCGTTAAAGTTTACTTTGGGCAACCTGACCAGGAAATCCGTGAACAGTCATACCCATACATAACAATTGACATGATTGATATTTCAGAAGACCCTGCACGTGCACACCGTGGGTTAACAAAGCCGTCCTATTTACCAGACCCCTCTACAGACCCATCAGGTGGCGGGGTTTATGATGAGGAAACACAGAGTTGGTATATACATTGGCCTATTCCAGTAAATATTGATTATCAAGTCACTACTTATGCACGTCAACCTAGACATGACCGTCAACTTTTAGGTCAAATGCTAAGCAAAAAGATTCCAATGCGGTTCGCTGTATTGGAGCCAGATGACGGAACAGTCCGTCGTTTGGACCTTCTGGACGTTTCAAAGCGAGACGTTACAGAACAAGGAAAGCGTTTATTTGTAAATGCTTTTACTGTGAGAGTCTCATCTGAGATTACATCACAGACCTATACTCAAGTGTACAAAACGTTGCAAGTTATTGGTACTGGCACAGCTGGAGAGTTTGTTCAAGGACAAACTTCTTACCCGTTTATTGCCATTGATTCATGGACTAATCCGTAAACAATAAGGAACCCCTACCCAACTAGTTAGGAGAAAACAATGGCTTATAGCCGTCCAGGTGTTTATATTACAGAACGCCTACTACCCGCACCACTAACCAACGGAGCTACAGCTAACGCTGCTGGCGCTGTTGCTGCCCCATTTGCACAAGGTCCTGAAACAGTAACTCTTGTTAACTCATGGTATGAATTCACCAAGTATTTTGGTGGGTACAACACATCTTATCCAGCAACATTTGGTGTAGCTCAATTTTTTAACAATGGCGGTCGTGAACTTTACGTAAAGCGCATCCTTAACACAGGAGCAGCTACAGCAACTGTTAACGTTACAACTTCTGCTGCAGCTACTGTTGTTACAGCTACTGCTAAAAACCGTGGAAGTGACGGAAACAATCTACGAATTACAGTTGAAGCAGGCTCTGTTGCAAGCACCTACACACTAACTGTTTACAAAGAAACTGTTGCAGGAACTGGCTCAAACGTTGGTAATGATATTTTGCTTGAGCGTTATGAGAACATCATTTTTAACCCAGCTTCTTCTACTTCATCTGATTACGCAGCTACTGTGGTAAACACAGTCTCTTCTTATATCACACTAAGCAACTTTGCTTCTGGAACTCCAGTGATGACCTCTCCATATCCACTAACAGGCGGTAATGATGGAACTGCAGTTCTTGCTGCGGATTACACATCGTATGCTTCTACAACTGTAAGTGTTTGGAATGAGTTTAGCTCTATTAACCGACCATTGGTTATGTTCACGCCAAACATCTACGCAACTATTCCTACTTCTACAGCTACAGTTATTACTGATGCCGCTTCTTGGGCTGATGCAAATAACGGATTCTATGTTGCTGAAACAAACGTAGGACTTACTGTAGACAATGCAATCACTGCTGCACAAGGTTTTGGTGGCAAAGGAACTACAGCCGTGTACTACCCACATACATACATTTCAGACCCAGTTGGTCGTGGAAATGGTGCGCTTCGTTTGGTTGGTCCATCAGGAGCTATGGCTGGTCGTTACCTTGCAGTTGATGCAACTACAGGCGTGTTTAAAGCACCTGCAGGCCTTCGCACTCCTGTTGCTGGAGTTGTAGCTTTAGAGCGCAACTTTACTGCAGCAGAGTTAGACCGCATGAACGACGGATTGCCTACTGCAGGAACAGGTTCTGTGGCTCCAGTTAACCCACTACGTCAAATCCCTGGTGCAGGAATCTGCCCTATGGGTGCTCGTACACTTCTTCAAGATGGAACAGCTAATAAGTATGTAAACATGCGTCGTTCTTTGATTTATATCAAAGCACGTCTAAAGACTTTGACAGAGTTTGCATTGTTTGAAAACAACGACACAAAGTTGTGGTCAAATATAAACGCTACATTAGAGTCCTTCTTAAATGAGTATCGCAACCAAGGTGGACTTAGCGGACAAACTGCTTCAGAGTCTTACTACATTAAGTGCGATGCTGAAAACAACCCAGCTTTATCCATTGCAAATGGTGAAGTACATATCCAAGTTGGCGTAGCTTTGCAGTATCCTGCAGAGTTTATCGTCATTGACCTCAGCCAAAAAACGCTGAACTAACCGAAGGAGATAACTAACTATGGCTATAGTTAACAATCGCTCAAACCTGAAGACAGACCCATTACGTAACTTTAGGTTTTTGGTTACGTTCAACGCACTTGCTGGCACAGAGTCAACCTCAAGTGCTGCAACAACTAAACTTGCAGCCGCTAGTGCTACCATGGGCTTTACCTCAGTATCAGGAATGGCTGTTACAACAGACTCTATTCCTTACCGTGAAGGTGGATATAACACCACTGTTCACCAAATCCCAGGACAAACAACGTTTGCTCCTATCACACTACAACGCGGCGTAATGCTAGGTGCTAATGACACTTGGGGTTGGATGCGTAACCTATTCGCTACTGTGCAAGGTGGTGGAACTCGTACTGCACTAGAGAACTTCCGTATGGACTTGGAAATTCAAGTTCTATCTCACCCAATTCCTGGAGTTGGCGAAGAAGTAACTGGACAAGCAGCTGCTCCAACAGACCACACAGCTATGCGCTTTAAAGTGTACAACTGCTGGCCTACATCAATTGCTTACTCAGACCTTAATGCAGGTGACAATGCTCTACTCGTAGAGCAGATGACTCTTGTACATGAAGGCTTTGATGTTAACTTGGGAACCTCATTAAAAGCAGACGGACAGGCTTCAGTAACTTACGGCACAGCAGCACGTCAGGCATAAATAAACTACTCTAACAAAGGATAAAAATGACGAACACAATTAATGCAGCGGCTAATCCCGCAATGGCTAACAACATTCTAAATCAGGTGATTAATGACGCACCTACAAATGATTTCAATCCAGAAATCAAATCTCCTTTGGAAAACATGGTTGACCTTCCTGGCGGGTACATAACACCCGCTGGGGAGGTTCTCCGTGTAGCAGAAGTAAAAGAGTTAAACGGTAGAGATGAAGAAGCTATTGCTAAAACATCTAGCGTTGGAAAAGCTCTTTTGACTATTCTGCAACGTGGAACAGTAAAAATTGGTAATGTTGAAGCTACAGATGAGGTGCTAGACAAGCTACTTGCTGGAGACCTTGACGCTCTTCTTCTTGGAATTATCAAAACTACTTTTGGTAAAGAGATTGACATTCCATCGTACTGTGACAAATGCGCAGACTACAAGATAGTAACAGTAGACCTTGATGAAGACGTAAAGTTTAAACTTCTTTCAGACCCAGTTAACGACCGTGTATTTACAGTACAGGGAAAGAAGAACCTATTTACCGTTCGCCTTCCTTCTGGGTTTACTCAAAAAGCGTTGATTAACAGTGCAGATAAAACTGAAGCAGAACAAACCACTGTTCTACTTGAAAACACTATAATGAAGATTGATAACGACCCAGTCTATAGCGCTATCCAAGTTCAAAACTTAGGGTTAGTAGATAGAAAAAAGATTGTAAACGAGATTAGTGCAAGAGTTCCTGGACCTCAGTTTACTGATATCACAGTTACTTGCCCTGATTGCGAAGGTGAGGTAACGGTTTCCATTAATTTGGCAACCTTGTTTCGCCTGTAGTTATACCTCCTACCTGGAACTTTTTTCAGAGTGGGCAGCGATAACTGAACTGCATAACGGATGGACACTATCTGACATAAAAGATATGTCAGTAAGAGAAAGGCGCAATTGGCTACAACTAGCCAAGGCAAAGATAGAAAGGATGAGTAATGGCGTTTAACTTTATGGGCAATGTAAAGAGCCTTACCTCAAACGTTTCCTCTCTTAAAAAAGAACTTTCTGGTGTCTATGACATTTTAAGAAAAATAAAAGGCATTGGACCAACCGCATTTGGAGATGTCAATGCTGCAATACATAATGGTGGTCAGTTTGGTAACGGAACTGGCACACCATTATTTTCAAAAGCTACTAACATCCCAACAACCAAACCAAGGTTTGGCAATGAAAATACAGTTCCTGCATCTCAACCTTCCTCTCAAAGCCAAGTAAATAACTACACTGCTTCAGCACTTCAAACCCAGTACTTAGGTGCTGGAATGAGAGCAGCAAGATTTGGTATTGCTCAAGGCGTTGCTCAAGCAGTCGTCGGAGGAATTGGTGGAGTAGCAGGTATGCTCCCAGATACTGGAGCGGTTGCAACACGAGCTGGTTCCTTCTACAGCTCTTCAGCTATGTTTGGTGGAACTAACCGAACTCAAAACCAATTAAGCACAATGGCAGCTATGCGGGGCGGAATTACAGGCCCTATGGGTACTGCCGAAGCTTTTGGGACTCTTACTAACTATAGCTTTATGCCTGGCAGTGCAAACATGCGTATGGGTCTTGGGCAAGTTAGTGCTGCTGCAAAAGCATTGAATATGGATAACGCAACTGCCGCAAATGCAATTGGTGCTTTGTCTACAGGAAGTATGGGAGCTCAGCTCTACCAGTACGGTATTCGTCAATACGACGACAAGGGTAACTTACGTACCCCTGGAGCAATGGCAAAAGACATTATGCAGCGTGTGTTCTACCCAGGACAAGATGTAACAAAAATTGGTGCAGAACAATTTGCAAAAGATTCAATGGGTATGAACCTTGACTACCAACTATCAACCATGGGAATTACGGGTGAAACCGCCCGCTTGATGAAAGCATCTATGGGAAATGTTGCTGCAGGTAAAAGCGGTGAACTTACTAAGTTTGATACTAGTGGCAACCCAATAAACTTTGATTACAAGATTAGAGACTCTGAAGAAAGGCTTGCTCAAAAGTCTGAAAAGGGATTACTTGTAGGAGCAAACACTGCTGCAGATGCTTTAGTAAAACTAAACGCGGCATTAGAAAACACCCCTGAGCTTATCCTTGCAATGAAGGGTGCAATGCAAACCTTTACAGGAACTAAATCTGGTGGTGGACTTTCTGGAGGTTTGGGCTCTATAGTTGCTGGCGGTGCAACAATTGCTCAAAGTGCTTTGACATTAAAAGCTTTACAAACACTTGGGGGTAAAGCTGGACCGACGGCTGGTAGAGCATTATCAACAGTAGCTAAAGGCGGCGTAGTAGGTACTGCCGCAGCTTTAGGCGGACAAGCATTAAAGGGTGGCGCAGAACACGGAAGCCTTAGAAGCCGTGCAGAAAACGCTATGAAATGGGGCGGAACCGCTGCAGCAGGAGCAGCTATGTTCAATGCAATTCCTATTGGTGGACAAATTGCTTTTGGTGCAGCAACTGCTGTAGGTGCGGGGTTAGGTTTTCTATTTGGTGGGCCAAACGATGGTTTCTCAGCATCCGTGGGTGGGTTCTCGCAAGGAGCCGTTAATCCCTCCTCTATGAGCGGTGCTAGTTCAACGCCAATGGCAATGCCAGTTCCTGGAGCATCAATGTCCTCAACCTCTGCCTCAGTAACCAAGGGAGCAGGGTTTGGAGCAAAAGACCCTTCAATGACAACTATGACAGGTGCAGTCAACTACCACACAGGCGAAGACATCCCAATGGAAATTGGTACACCTGTACATTCTCGTTTTGCTGGAAAAGTAATCTCACGCAATGCAAGCAGAGACTTAGGTATTTCAGTAGAGATTGACCATGGCGATGGGTACTCATCTATTTATGGTCACTTAAACCAAAAAGTAGTTCAGACAGGTCAAGAAGTACAGGTAGGAACTTTACTTGGAAAGTCTGGCGCAACAGGCCGTGTTCGTGGACCTCACTTGCACTTTGAATTACGTAAAGGAAAAGTACCTACTGACCCTAAACTGTACACTGCTGGCGGTAATGGAAACTCAACAAGCGGGTCTAGCGGTGGCGGTACTGGCAGTGCTGGGAGTACTGGGGGCTCAAAGGTAATCCTTGGCACAGGTAGCGAAAAAGAATGGGCTACTGGACTTCTTAAAAAACTAGGTGCACCAGTTCAAGACTCTTCTATAAACGCTTTAACAACCTGGATGCGCCATGAAGGTGGGCACTGGAAAAACTCTGCAAACTATAACCCTCTAAATACCACACTAGATGTAAGTAACAACGAGTCTATGAATGGTGTAGGCGTAAAACGTTACAAGTCTTGGGAAGAAGGCTACACGGGAACTATTGGGACGTTAACTGGTAACAAGGCTGGTGACCGTGGCTATACAGCAATTGTTGACGCCTTAAAGGCAGGTGCGCCAACAAACGACATCTTAGCTGCAATAAATAACTCTGCATGGATGACTGGTAAAACAGGAAAAAATCCTTATAAGTTCCAGGGTGGTCCAACAGATGGCTTTAACACAAGTGTTAACTCTGCAACTCCTGGTACTGGCATGTCTTCTACGTCACCTGGGGTTCCAACCTCTTTACAGGGTGGAACAAATAATGTCTATGTAACTTTGCAGATTCAACAAGCTAATCAACAAGAAGCTGAAGCTTTTGCTAAAACAATAAAGAAGTATCTTGAAAAAGACAACAAACTCCATGAGATGGGACGACGTTAATGGCAGGAAGATGGAAGCCAGGTATAACTGCTCAAGAGAGAAAAGACCTAGCTATTGTAGGTGACGCTGCAAAGTCTGCCAATGCAGTACTTGCTGCCGCAAAAGTTAAAGAAGAAGAAGCAGCAAAACTTTCTACCCTTAAAAAAAGACTAAAAAATTTAGAATCTACTCAAAAAAAAGCTAAAACAGATATAACAGCTTATGATAATGCAATCAAAGACTTCCAAACGCGAATAATTAATTTATGCAAATCGTCTACACCTTATTTAGCACCTTATGGGCCAAAAACCCCAAATGCTACTGAAGCAAAACAAATATCGGATTGGTCAAAACTCATTGATGTGCGTGTTGCACTAAAGAAAACACTTGCAGACCAATATAAAAAAGCTTCTGAACAAATTTCAGCAATTAAAAGTGACATTTATAAATTAACGCATTTAAGTCCTGGGCATATTATCCCTAAAGTTTTATCAAACAATAATAATAATAACACGTCTACTAATACCAGTGGATTAGTTCCTCCTCCACAACCTAATGCTGAAGAAATAACCTATCAATACAATGCACCAATGATTAAGACTGCTTATCTAAATCCATTTGGACCACAAGCAAGGTCGGTTATTGATGCAAAAAGCATGTCCTCACCAACTTTTCAAAATGCTAGAAATGCTTGGAAAGATGCAGTTCCGTCTAGGGGAACAATTCAAGTAAGCAAGGTGTTTGCGGCAAGCCAATATTTACAAGCTCCTAAAAAAACTAATGGAATGAGAAAATCTGAACAACCTTGTGGGTTTAGGTTTCTTTACAATCCAACTGATGTGTCTATGGCTTGGGGAATTGTAGATGCATTTTCTCCAGAGTATGCTCAAAGCAACTCAAACGGAATGACAGGTGTAGCTGTAGGACTTATGAAAGGAACTATTAGCTTTAGTTTACTTTTAAACCGTATAGATGACATGAACTATTTAAACAAACAAGGTTTAATAACCTCTGTTAATACCAGTCTTATTCCTAATATTCCTGAAGGTCGCGATTTAGTTACTTTATTCACCGTCCCTGATGCATCTTCAAATCCGTACCCATCTACAGTGTCCATTGAAGACCAGCAAAGCATTTACAAAAGAGGAACAATGTACGACTTAGAGTACTTGTTTAGAGCAATGGGTGGACCATGGGCCCAGTACGAGTCTGGGTTAAACGGGTTAACTGCTGACAAAGGTTGGTTACAACCAATACCCATGGAGCTTCACTTAGGGGCGGGACTTCGTTATTTAATCCGTGTTTCGTCTTTAGATGTAAAACACATAATGTTTAACGAACGAATGGTTCCAACCCTTACAACAGTGAGTGTACTTTGCACTCGTTACTACGACTCTGTAGACGCATTTGACAGTACTTATTTTGCACCTGAGTCTAAAAACAAAGAAGCCGACATTAAGAAGATAGGTTAAATAACATGATATTTTTAGATAGCCGTTATGCAGATGCAACCGTATTTAAAGCTATGGACGCAAGAACGTCCCAGTTTAATTTGACTGCTTTTAGGACTTGGCCTTCTTATACTGCAAAATATTTTATCTATGAGTGGGTTGAGAACGACCGCTTAGATAATGTAGCTAATAAATTTCTGTACAACTCAAACTTGTGGTATAAAATTTTAGACATTAACCCAGAAATTATTGACCCAACCGTTATTGCTCCTGGTACACAGATACGGATACCAAATGCGTGACCCAGAAATCCAAAATAGATACGGCAATGCATTTGAAGTAATTTTTCCTGACTTTCCAGGATTTGACCAACAACCATATTCTTTTACTCTTACACAAAAAATGGGTCACCATGACACTGCTCAAATTTTTTATAGCTCTTTAAACATAAACTATTTAAAAGCTTTCTCTTCAGGAGTTACTGTGGAAGTTAAATGGTCTAATGACACTGCTTCAGGAACATTTCTTGGGTATGTAACTGACTTAGACTACCCAACCTCATCAGCAATCCAGAAACCATTAACAATTACTTGTTCTGGGACTTCTTTTCCTCTTAAAGAAAAAGTTCATAAGATATGGAAAAACGTAACAGCAAGCGAAGTTGTTTCTGAAATTGCTGTGTTAAATAAACTAAAACCTGTAGTGACACAATCCGAGGTTAGGTTTCCTCAGATATCGTTTTCAGGGCATTCACAGTGGGAAAAAATACAAGAGTTAGCAAAACGAATGGGCTATGCATGTCAAACGTACGGGGTAGAGCTACACTTTCACCCTATTGATGTAATGATAAATAAGTTTTTAACAATCATGCCAGTCATGGCATTCTTAGACCAAACGGTTGCTCCAATGAATCAGTTTGCATCTCAAACATTAGACCACTTTGAATCAGTTCAAGGAGACTTAGGAGAGTTTCAAGGCAACTCAAACTCTACAAAAGTGCTAGGTGGAGTGGACCCTGTAACAGGTAAACTATACAAAACTACTTCTAACCCAAACTCTGTAGGTAAATCTTTAAGGTTAAAAAAGAAAGACCCTTTGTTCTACGATATTGACACTAGTGTTGTTGTTACTGATGGTTTAACCTCTCAAAGTTTGGCAGATGCAAAAGCTCAACTAGGCAGATTATCTACTCCTGGGTATGGGTTTGGGCAAGGTGACCCAAGAATTGCTCCTTGGAGAACAATAGAGGTACGTGGCACTGGAGAAAAAAGTGATGGGTATTGGGTTATCTCTGACGTTGTACACACGGTTAATGCAGATGGCAAATACAAAGTGGAGTTTAACTGCGTAGTGGATGGCTCAGGAGCAAACAAACCGTCAGCAGTTAGGCCGTCAAATGCTGGAATGGTTCCAACAGTTGACCTAACTGCAGCCATTACATCAGGTGCAAACACGGTTACAACATATAAACTAAGTAATCCAGAACCTATGACAAACCAAAGTTTAACAGGGTATAACGTTGTTCCAAGAAGGTGGGTAGCAGTTTAATGGCAACTGAAAAAGCTATATCACTTCCTTTCTCTATTGACTCGTTTGGAAAAATTAGTACAACTACAGACCAAACCAAAATTTGGGCTGATAAAGTTAGGTCTGTTTTAGGGACATCCATTCGTGAACGAGTTATGCGGCCTACTTTTGGAACACTAATACCTTTTTCACTGTTTAATTCTATTGAGAATGCTGTTAGTGAAATTGAAGACGAAGTTAGACGTGCTTTTAGCAAACAGCTTCAGATTCTGTCGTTATCAAGCGTAGATATAGAGCAAAACAGCTATACAAATGATTTAAAAATAACAGTTGTGTATTCGTTACCTAATCAAGAAGTAGTAAAAACATCAATTGGATACGTATCTATCCAAGGAACTACCCCAATATACGAGGAGTTACAATGAGTATTGCACCAGTATCTAACATACCTGTTTCAGTTGACTACACTGGACGTGACTACTACTCCATTCGTGAGCAATTAATAGCCAGAATCCAAGAACGTATTCCAGAATGGAATGCTTCAGACCCTGCTGATTTTGGTCTTGCATTGGTAGAAGCCTTTGCTTACATGGGAGATTTGCTTTCTTACTACGTTGATAGGACAGCAAACGAGTTCTCATTAGCAACAGCAACCCAAAGAAACAGCCTTTTAAATATTGCACAAACTTATGGTTATATACCTGCTGGATACCGCAATGCTTTGATTGATGTAACCTTTTTTAATAACAATAACTCTTCAGCATCTGGAACTTTAACTTCAGCAGTAGGTAACGGAACTACTATAACCTATTACGGAAGCAACTCTTACGTAGTTAATGGAATTGTAACTGTTACTGGATTTGGCACATCTTCGTTTAACGTTACTAGCGCCACTATTACCTCTGTCTCTTTAACTCAATTCACTGTTTCTGTAACGGGGGTTAGCGGAACAGCAAGCGGAACTGGCGCTTCTACTATGGTTTATCCAGCTATAACTATGCCAGCTGGAACAGTAGTGAGTGGCAGCATTAGTACTGGTGATGTTGTAAAACAAATTTATTTCTCAACGTTAGCTGATGCAGTAGTCCCAGCGTCTTCTACTGCTACGGTTTCGGCTGAAGAAGGACGTTATATAAATGTAATTGATTCAACAGCTGATTCAATCTACGGTCAACAACTTGGAATCTCTAACCAATCTCCCAACATGGTTTTTGAATTATCCAATACACCTGTTGTTGATGGTTCTATCTCTGTGTATATACAGTATGGAAGCATCTACTCTAAATGGACTCAAGTACAGCACATACTGGACTATGGACCAAGTGATTTAGTTTTTACGGTTAAAAGTGACGCAGACGGTGTTGTGTCCAT